TGTAGATTCACCCCAAGAAAGATCTCCCCATTCATCTCTACCCCAACCAACTAAAGTTCCAACATAAGACATTGTTGGTGTTGCAAAAGTTGATTCTACACCCGTAAGCGGAACTCCTATTTCACCAAAAGCATTTGGACTCCCAACACTAGAAGTCATTGAGTGATTAGCACCTATCATTTCTAATAGGTATGTAACACCCATAGTTATAGATCCTGGAGAAGCAGTTGCTTCTAAACCTGAAATAGATACAGTTTCATCTCTGCCTTCACCCCAGTCAGCAGTGTTCCAAGATAATCTTCCCCAACCAGTTTGATTAGATTCTTCTGTTGTACCTAAAGAAGCTGTAAGACCAAAACCTTCAACTGAAATAACTGGATCAAAACTTTCGCCCCACGGCTCACTGCTCCAACCATCTCTTCCCCAACCTTGTGCTGAATATGCAACCGCATCTCCTATAGAAAAACTTGCAGATACTCCTGTTGGAAAAACTATTTCATCATTGATTTGACCCCAAGATCCATTATTCCAATCTTCAGCACCAAAACCTGTAGTTACAAGTGTAGATCCACCCCATTGAGATTGATCCCAAGTGAGTCTGCCCCATCCTGAAGTTACGTCGGGCACGATGACCCTCCTATGCTATACGGATTATTGCGTTACTTGCGTCTGCTGTTGGAAATTGAATTGTGAAAGTTCCAGAAGAAACTGTTTTATCACCACCAAAAGCAATGACAGCAACAGCTTTGTCAGATTGTGAATCATTATATATCAACGCACCATTTGCTGTAAAAGATGCAGAAGTATAACTTACGTCTGCAAAATCACAAATTGCAGTTGTTCCAGAAGTAGTTGGTGTAACACTTGTTAATGTTGCTCCACCTGCAGTATATGCAGTTCCTGAAGAGTTTGTAATTTCGTTTGATGTTCCGTAAGCTGTAGTCGAAGCACCTAAAGATGCATCACTTGTAAATAAAGCTATTTTAAAAGTGTTACCACTTGTTGCTGTAAAGTTGTGTGTTCCAACTAAAATTTCTTGTTTAAAACTTGTACAAATTGCTGATGTTATTGCCATAATTTACTCCTACGGGTTTGCTGAGTTTACTGGTATACGAACAGCGCCATCAGTGTAGTCATCTCTTCGTCTTCTACCAACTTGCTCGTTAGCAAACTTCTGTACCTCTTGTTTATATTTATTCTCATATAAAGTCAACATATCTATTGGACCTTTTAAAAAACCATATGTTTCTGATAGACAACAATATAAAAGCCCATTTGGAAAATTAAGACTAATATAATTACTCGTATTATCTGAAGCTAAAGTAGCTGGCATTTTATTAAAATGCACTCTAAATTTGTATGTTGCATCAGGAACCGGGGCTACAAATATACGTCCAGAGTTAGTGTCACCATCTCCTGTTGCTCCACCAAACATAGCATAGTATTTAGGCTGTCCTCTTTTTGCCGAAGCTGTTGAAGAAACATACTCTTGTAGGTAAGTTACGTCTTTTTTTTCTAACCAAATATTAGGACCTGTAGTAGCAGAAGTTGAGTCGTAAACTTGAATTCCTCTAATAAATAATGCTCCTCCAGGAGAATTAATTGATTCTTGTCCTACAACCAAATTACCGGTTTGTTGAACTCTGTCTGCATCAATTGGAACATCTCTCATTATCCTATATTGAGAATTAAGAATAATGTTTTCTAAAATATCTGTTGTCAAAACATTAGAATCTGTTTCTGTATAGTTTCTAATTTGTGTAACTAGTCCGCTGTAACTTATTCCCGCCATTACTTAATATCTCCTTTGTGTTTTAAACGTATCTTTTTTTGTTTTGCTGTTTCTTCACGTTCAACTTCATCATACATTACAAGATGCGGTTCTTTTTTTTCTGGGTTAAATATATTTTTAATCCAATTTAAAAAATTTTTAATCATGCTTCTATAGTTACAGGTCCTATTGAACAACCGTAACCTCCTCCTTTTATATTACCACTTGTAGCAGTATTTGTGTCAACTGTAAAAAAGAAAAAATTATTTGTTAAATAATCATTCGATGCATCTCTTGCACCACTTTTATATTTTCCAGTTCTTATTGTATAACCTGCAGATTTAGCAATATTAGATCCTGCTATGCCATCAAAACTTGCTGGATTAGAATATGTAAATGCGCTTCCTGCAGAAGTAGTTGGTGGTCCTCTAAATCTATAAGTAGTATTATCTGTCAATCCATGTCCAGGTGAAAATACATTTATAATTCCAGAACTTGCAGCGTATGTTTCAAAACCATTTTCAGGTATTCTTACAGTTGTTGCTGGTTCTGTTCTATCAGGTCTTACATTATTTAATGCAACTCCATCTCCACTAATTGGTTTTGGTTCTAACTGTGGTTGTTTAGGTTCGTATTCTGAAACATGAACAAACGCACCATTCCATTCTCTAACCATTTCTCTGTACGGAAATTCCATACCTGATCTATCTGATATTGCTCGTGCGTATTTACCTGTTGCGTATTTAGACATTATGATCCTGGGTAATAAGCTTTAGGTGTAATGTATGTGCTTGAAGCTGATCCATCTTCTGCTAAAGCTCTAGCTAATTCATCTTCATAATATAATTTCATTTGCTGAACTAACTGTGGTTGATATTTTTGTGCTAAATAAAAAGCTAATCCTGAAGTCATACAAGGAACAAATCTAAAAGGTATGTCTGTTGCATTTGTATAATCTCCAATGTCTTGAATTCTTTTTATATAATAAAAATGCATATCTTTAGATGCATTTGTAGAATCTGGTGTTGGGTAAATACTAATACTTACATAATCAATAAATCTTTGAACCCAATATTGATTAGGTGTACCTTTAGAAAGTTTATTTGAAAAACCTGCATAAGTTGATCTATCAACTTTTGTCATTGGTGAATCTGATTGTGTAGTTTGAGTTCTATTAGATCTTAACTGTGCTTCAAGAACATCGGACATTCCATAAATTCCAGAGGGTGTTGATGTAGCACTTGTGCCATCACCACTTGCTCTATAAAATTTATATTCAGCTTGTCCTTCAATTAAATCAAGATTAGCTTCTGCTATTTCCCAATAGTGAATACCTCTATTACCCCATTCTTGAAATAAAATATTAAGAGATCTTCTAGCTGATTTCATTTGATAACCAGCTACAGAATTTAATCCGATACGCTCGTATGCTTCTTCTATAATTTCATCAATAGAAAAAGTTTTGTCGAACGTTGTAGTTCCCGAAGTAGTATTAGCCATTTAAACTCCTACTCGTATTCTTTTATCCACTCGCAAACAACTGTTCCTGTATCTCCTGCTGCGCAAGCTGGTAAAACTATATTTACATCTCCAGTGAAATTTGTTGCCTCAGTATTTTTTAGACCGCCAAAATCAGAATAGTCGTATGACATTTCACCATTTAGTGTTTGAAATACTACATCTGTATCAGCATCCCATTGCATACGTAAAGCATCTGCAGGTGCAGTTACTGAAACGTTACAACTAACTTTGTTTAATCTTACAGTTAGGCAACTTTTACCTGCTGGGCTTTTTGCTAATCCAGAAACGTCAACTATTTTAGTTGTGCTTCCTGAGTTATCAGAAACTACATTGTAGTGAGTGATAAGTTTTTTTGATCCATCAAATACTGTTGTATTTAATACTGTGTCCGCCATGTTTTTTCCTCCTTTTAAAGAGCGCCTGCATTACCAGACGCTCCGAGTTAATTTATTTATTAAGACGCAAATACAAATGCACCAGTAGTTTGAGTAGTTTCTCTAGCTAATGATGTTGCAATGTGCCATGTACCTTTTTCATAACAAATGAAAGCT